TTGATGATACTTCAAACTGCGTGATGTTCTGCGTGTTTGAATATCCCTTGTCTATCATTGCGTACATATAACCTTCACCATAGGCAAATGCTTGTGTACTTCCGTTTTTGTAGATGGTAGTGTCCCACGAATCAATCACCGAGCCACTTGACAAGGTGTGATTGTACTCGCTGAAGTTCAACACATTCAATTTGCGGTCTGCGATGGTCGTGAATAGATCAGCCGTTTGTCCGTGTAGTGAACATTCATATTGGATGTCGGTTGAATCAAGCACATTGATTTGAATCAACCTGATGAATCCACGCATCTGCTCAATCTCGTCAAGCAATACCACGACATCCGCTTTCTTATTCGGATTAAAGTCAGGTGCAAACTGCGTTGTGCCTTGAATGGTTTGTTCAACCTCAAAGATGTGACCAAATAACTTGTTGTTGGCACGAGTACCAGGAATGACAACCGTCTTTGTCCACTCACTTGACCTTGTTTCAGGTGACTTGATGTCAGCAATTGACTTGGATATGAGAATGTCAAAGTTGTCCGATAGGTCAACTGGTGAGTTGTTAACTAATAACCTGATCATAAGCGTTGCGATTTGTCAGCAAACGACAAGGTAACATCAAGTTCAAGGTTGAACAACTTGTCTTGAACACCCTTCTTTTGCTCGTAGGTTGCATTGTCAATGTTGACTGCATACAAAGTGCCGTCATACATATAGACCACCGGTGATTCAATCAGGTCTTTTAACCACGCAGATTCGGTGTCGTCAATCCAGTTTGATGTGAGCTTCACTTTCTGACTTGCAGTTGTATGGTAGTTTGAACGAGTGCGGACGCTGGTCTCATAACCGTATGTCGCACCGAGTGAGTACGGATTGGATTGGAATTGCTTTCGTGCAACCTCAAATGTATCTCGTCTAACCATATTGAAACGGAAGGAATCAAATCCACCCAATCTGTTCATAAAGAAGATGTCAGTTGTTTCGTACTTACTGCACTCATCCTTTATGTTGAATCGGTATGTCTCGGATTTGGAAGTACCTCCAGCCTTCAACACCACATCAAAATAGGTTGCCCCACCGGGTATTGTCAATTGACTGCCCACAGGTATTCTCACGACCTTAGACGAAGGCAATGTGAATGTTTGTGTACTTGCATCGGAGTAGGTAATTACAACGCTTGTGGCATCACCTTTCAAAGCATAGAGCCAATCCTTCTGAGTGCGATGGATTGACCTCGTTCTGACATTGGTCAAGAACTTTGCTGATGAGGATGTGGCAAGATATTGAGCTTGTGCGTAGGTGACCAAATCAAAGGGATTTAAGGCAGCATTCCAAACAGTTCCAGTTGCCGAAGTCAAATCAAGATACTCCGTGATTGTTCCCGTTGCTGATGCTGAATACTCATACCCAAACTCCACCTCGTAATCCGAGAAGGACGATGTGCATCCGCTTGGTGATGTATCTGCAAAATTCCAATCGTTGCTCACATAACTCTCAAGGATGCGACCAATGTTGAACACCCCCTTGTTTGTACTTCCAAAGTAGATGGGTGCTTTTAACTTGGCAACGGATGTCGCTGCAACTTTGACATTTGCAATAAACTTGAAATTGTCTTTCGTGTAGATACCACCTGAAGATTCAGTGATCACGAAGTTTGTGTCGTTGAATCCAGGATGGTAACTGTCGGGTTGTTGGGTGATTGATAGAGCCACGCTAAAAAATAGCCAATCGCCTCATTCGTTTCAAATGATCTCATTGAGACAAGCAACGATGTAGGGATTGAATCCTTTCCCGGCAGCATCCTCCAAACGCTTCTGCCGTTCTTTGGTCTTGGCTTTGTAGAAAGCCATTGAATTCAAGAACTCAATCAACGGCATCTGAAGAATGAAATCCCACTTGGTGCGATCACCTTTGACAATCTTGTCAACTATCTCCAACCAAACTATTGGTGATTTGTCAACTGCTCTTTCATCTCCTTCATCTGATCCGTCAAAGAGCAAAGGATATTTTTCAATAATTCGGGATAAACTTCCAAAAAAAAAAGAGCATAGGTGTACGGAAGCGGAACAGGCAAGTGCATCATCAACGCACATTTGTCCTCATAGTGTGCCTGAGCATCAACGACCTTCTTGTTCCTTCCAAAGAAATCCACCTCAACGGAAAGCAACGCAACAATCTTATTTAGCGATTCAATCACATCTCCGTTGAATACCTGCTGGAGTTCAATGAAGTGGTGACCGCACATCTCGTTTGGCGTTTTGGCTAATCGGAAGTAACGACCACGCAGTTTGAACATAAATTGAATCGGTGCTTTGGGTAGGTCATTTAAGAACGACAACTTTGCAAACTCGTTTGTGAGCTTGTCCAATGTCATTGATTCTACCTCATCCATTGAAAGATTCAAAGCAATGGCAAGGATGTTCATCTGCCTCTCAAGGTCAGACATATCACGACAAGAGTGAATCTCTTGTAGTTGGTGGATGGTTATGTTTTTCCAATTCATATTATGCGAAGTAAAAAGTTCCTGGTCTATTGTGTTTCTTGCAGTCGTTTGCAAGTGCAAGGGAGTTGACTGCGTCATCGTGAAGTCCGGGTGGTGCTGTGTATCTTACACCAGTTCTTGTATACTCAAACTCAAAGTTTTCTAACTCTGAGCCATAGGGTTCTTCAAGAAATCGGATGGTGTTTGCTTGTATCTCCATAACCAACGACTCAATCAACTGTTGTTTGCTTTGTGTGGTGTACTTAAAGCCAAATATCTTGGGCAATATCTTCTGCAAATCCTCAACAATGGGGTCACCAATTCCGGTTGCATCAATATATGCTGGTGTTTTGCCTACAACTTGGATGATTCTTTGCTTAGTTTGTGACCAATCATTCTGAAATCTATCCGAATAGCACACACGATTCTCACTATCAAGACCAGTTATCACAGTCCAATCGGTGTATTTTGCCAAATCTATTCCAAATGATACGGCAGGTTTGTTGCTGAGTGGTGCGACGCATTTGCGGATTGCATCTAACCCGAAAGGATTTGACTTGTCATCTGCTGGTTCTGCAAGGTAGAGTTCCCGAAAGACATAATCAGGTAGATCTCGCTTGGCTTGTTCAATCTCTTTCTCCGAGATGATGCCTTCTCTTGCTGCATCGTATGCCGTAATCTTGAAATATTTGTAGTCGGCTTCTCCTTGCCTTGCTCTCTCACCTAATTTATAGAACCAATTCTTCTTGCCTTTAACATTCCCAATCAGTTTGCACTTGCCTTGTGTTGCAGTCAAAGTTGAACGCAGTGCGTACCACGATTCCTCACGCATCCTTGATGCCTCGTCAATGACGGCAGCATAGACATCATCTCCATAAAGGTTGTCCGGCTTCTCACCTGACTTAAACTCAATCCGTGATCCCGTTGGCAAGGTCAACAATAGTTTTGTTTCGTTGCTGATAAAGAAGTTCTTGTCCGTGACTTGGTTCTTCATCCTTCGGAATGCAATCTCCGCTTGTTGGTATACTGGAGCAACCCACCACACCGACTGACCATCCTTGCATTGGAGTGCTTGTTCAAAGAGCCAAATGATGTGTGATGCGGTCTTGCCTGTCTTGGTTGATGCAGCCGTAATAGTGAAACGGGCATCGCAGTCAAGGATGTCTTTTTGATAGTTGGTTAAATATGGTCGGGTGTAGTTTATTTGCATAAGCTTTGATACACCGACAATCGTGTCAAGTTGTGGAGTGCAAGGTTGTGATGCTTGTTGCAGTAGTCGTAGTTGCTTTGACCCATTGACTGACGAACTCCGTGACCGGCATCAATCAGTTTCTGAATGCCTGATCTCCATTGGTTGCGTGGAAGAAATAGCACCCCATCGTTTGCGGTGTGATACAGGTACGGCAAGACGGCAGAACAAATGATTGGTTTTTTGTATGCACTCGCTTCCAGTATCTTCAGCTCAGATTTGCAGTTGTTGAACTTGGTATCTTGCAACGGTGCGACCACGATATCAAAGTGCTTGTACACCTCACCATATTCAAACACGGTTGTACCTTCCACGATCTTAGCATCGGGCATACTCTTGGCAATCCGATTCCAAATCTCGCCTGGTGTATAACCGCAGATGTAGAACTCAATGTCCATTCCTTTGATCTCCTCAGCAATGAGCTTCAAGTCCTCCTCGTGTGTAACTCCACCAACCCATCCGACTTTGATTTTGTCGGTTCTTGGTAGTGGTTCGCCTTCCCATTGTTTGTGGGTTAGATCCAAGCAGTTGGATGCGATGATGACATTCTCGTTAATTTGCCGAATCTCTTTGGCAAGTGCTGGAGTTGTGGTGATCACCGCATCAGCGTAATTGATGGCATCCTTCACGCCTTGTTTGATTCCTTTGCGATATGCCCAATATGCCGGGTTGTATTTTGGTAGCACCCAATAGTCATCAATGTCCACAACATACGGAGTGCCTGAATCAGCAATCTTCTTCAACACATCATAATGCTTTGCACCAAGCCATCGTGAGAAAACAATCACATCAAATTGCGTGTAGTCAAGTGTGAGCCATTCCTCTGGTGATTGGCAAACGCTGACATCCGCTTGTCCGTC